GTAAACCACAAATACATTTTACACCGTTTATATTTACAGGAGGACCTAAAGGTACGAAGACACAAGTATATAGAGATATGGCACAGTACCTACAACAAGGAAAGGTTAAAATACCCGACCCTACCGGTCTCCCCGCAAATGAAAGTAAGTTAGTCAATAAATGGCTTGCAGAGCATATATCACTAGAGTATGTCATGGATGCAGCTCAAAAAACAGAGAAAATAGCAGCACCAGATGGAAAACACGACGATTATTGCGATAGTACAGTCATAGCTTTACACGCAGCGTTAGGTATGTTACCCCCAGAATCATCGTTTTCATCGGTAAGTTTAAATACCCCTACACGTAATGTTACAGGAAAATCGACTTCTAGGTCAAAAATGGGCCTTTTTGCTAAAACTGCACGAAGAACACGTATAAATAAGCATGCACCGGGAGGAATCTAGGGAAAGCTTTATATACTAGCTTCGCATAAAGGTTTAAGATAGCTATGGCTCTGAGTGATTATTGGCCTTTCAAAAGGCGCAGTTTCGCAACTGTTGGGCAAGACCCATCCTATAACAAGGACGACCCAAGGAGCTACGGCGCTGGAGTAATTCGAAGACTACAAGTAACGAATGACTCTGGTTTTGGAAAATCAGGGGGAAACAAGGAACCGCAGGTAGGAGACTATCGTACCTACATGAACGTTTATTTGTCAGACCCTATAGTGAGAACCTTAATAGACTTACCTTGTCTATACGCTTCCAAAGACGGATATGACATTGTAACAGATAGTGACGAAGAGAGAATAGCTATCACAAAGTTATTTGACGACATAAATATAGAAACACTTCTATATAGTTGGATACGCAATGGTAGGATATTTGGTACTTCATATTTAGAGTGGACCGGAGATAACCTAATTTTAAGGTCTTCTCAAAATCTTTTTGTACAAAGAGATGAAAATGGCCAAATTAAATACTATTATCAAGACTTAGGGTCAGACCAAGACTCAGTGAGGTTTGAAGAAGATGAAATTATTGAATTTAAAAACAACCCGTTCGACGATTATGCTTATGGTCTTAGTGACATCCATCCTATTTTATATTTGGTTGACCTCAAAGACTATGCTGAAAGAGATATTGGAACTGCTCTTAATAAATATGCTAGTTCTCGTTTCGATATCAGTGCTGGTCTTCCTGATATGCCATACGGTCCTGACAAAATTAATGAAATTGTCTCGGCGTTCAATGGATTAGAACCGGGCGAAGATATAATTCACGGTAATGATATACAAGTTAAAGAATTACAAGGTACACAAAGAGCATTTGAGTATGGTAAGTACACAGATGATTTATTAAAGAAGATGCATATGGCGCTCAAAGTACCTATGACAATGTGGGACAAACCTGAACAAGCACGTCCTATATTTGAACCATACGTTAGACATCTCCAGAATATGGTAGAAGCTTCAATTAATCAACAGCTTATGCCACAAATAGAGTCTGGAGAAGCTAAATTTAGATTCCGACAAATGAATGTCGATGATGCTTTCTTAAAAGCTAAGACAGACATGATTTATCTTTCTGAGGGTGTTCTTTCACCTCAAGAAGTAAGATTGGAAAGAGGTCTTAACCCAGACGGGATAGTAGAAGAAATGGAAACAGCTGAAAATGTTAACCTATCTGGTGGTAAAGACGAAGATAAGAAAGAAGAGTCTGTAAGGACCGAAAACCGTGCTGGAAATGAACCAGCTGCTAACGCAACGGGGGATAGAGAAGAATGAGCGACGAATACGTATACGAGCGATGCTTGATAGAAGTAGCTCCTGCGCTCAAGAAGCGCGGTGACAGGAACTACAGTGAGACTGCGGCAAAATTATGTCGCATGAGGGTAGATGAAGGGAATTTTGAAGAAGCAAGGAGCTTCGCCATGGATTCTGCCGGGGACAACAACGGTAACCAACGCACTTTTGCATTGGAACTAGGAGAGGCAATATCAACGGATGACTTTATTGAATATCCAGTTATTGCAATTACGTCTGGCCCCCATGATGAGGATGGCGACCAAAAGGTTTTTATCGAACCTAGCATCCTCGACAAGAACATAAAAGCTTTTAGCGAGCTTCCTGTTTACTATAACCATCAAAGGACTGACTCCGATTTACTCGGAAAGGCTATCAACCCAGAGTTAGTAGAGATGGACGATGGTAAGAAGGCAATAAAGATGCTTGCACGTATCCATAAGGATGCAGCAAAAGCAAATGAAGTGTTGGAAAAAATAGAAAACGGTGATATGACGCATGTCAGTATTGATTGGTTCTCCAAGGATATAGACGTCATGGGAGAGCCGTTCGCTACGGATATACGTCCAATTGAGGTGAGCTTCATTGATAATGAAACTCGCACACCTGTTTGTGACGCATGTACAATTGAAGACGGAAAGGAATGCGATGAACACCGTGAATTCGGTGAAGATTCGAAAACAGAATCGGATTGTGGAGGCGCCTGTGGCGGCCACGAGGAAGATTCATGTGCCTGTGACACACACGGGACACACAGCGAGGAAACTATGGCAGAAGAAATAGTAGAAAACAAAGCCTCTGAAGAAGTAGGTATCGTAGAGCGTGAATTCGCAGCTATGAGAGACCAACTTTCAGAGATGAAAACTTCCTACGACGAGTTGAACGCCAAGCACGAAGAAGCACTCGCTATGGTAGCTAAATTCGAAAAAGTCGAAGCAGAAAGAGCAGAAGCAGAAGCTATTGCTCGCAGAGACTCATTCGTAAGCACTATTGTAGAAAAAGAGGCACTTCTCGGAAAAGTCAACGACGAATCCAGAGAAGCACGTGTATCGGAGCTCACTAGTTGGGATGAAGTTAAGCTAGAAGGATTCAGTATCGCTATGGAGTCTATGCCAATACCAGAAGAGTCAGAAAGAACTTTCGGTAAAGGTAAGGCCCACGACGACGCTGAACAACCCGTTGAAGTAGAAGCAGAAGAAACCCCACGCATGTTTGCGATGGAAAACGGACGCATCGTCTTCAAAGGAGAAGAAAAGGAATAAGTGATTAAATATGGCAGCAGGAATAAACATATTAGTAAATGATGGTGGTGCACCATGCAGAATCATGAAGTTAGGAGACGCAGGAGCAGATATAGATGCAGGAACTATTGTTGAGTTCAACAGCAGTGGAAACATCGTAGTAGCTTCTGAAGATTTACCTTCATATTTGAATGCAGCAGTTGGTGTACTTTTCGTCGATGCTACAAGTGGAGACCCAGCATCTGTAATAACCGGTAAGGGAGCAGTTGTTTTCTTGAAAGCAACAGGAACTATCGCAGCAGGAAATGCACTCGGTCACGACAACGCAGGATTAGCAAAAGCTAAGACCTCAGCAGACGAAAGGTTCGCTATTGCTCTAGAAGCAAAAAGCGCTACCCACACAGATTTCGTAAAGGCTCTATTACTATAGGTATAAGGTGAAAAAATGGTTACAGCAAAAGAAGGACTAATGAGTTCCAATCTCTCGTCAACCGCAAACCGAGTACTAGTAGATTACAAGGACGCTATTCAAGACTACAAAGTCACGGATATGCCTGTAATCTCATTGTTCGCAGAGCGATTTACGACAGAGACTGGCGGCGACGTAGATATTACGTTCGCAAAACCTAGCATGGCGCTAGAACAGATAGAAGAAGGAGACACTCCAGCTTATCAACACACTGACTTGAGAAACGAAAGAATCTCAGTTAAAGAGTGGGGAATGGCTGTAGGTGTAACCCGACGTATGCTTGAAGACTCAAGATTTTCAGAAATGGAAATGGCTTTGAACGAAGCTAGAAGAGCCGTCGAGCGTCACGTAACACAACACTTTATCTATACAGTATTCGGTATACACAAAGCCGTATACGGTACAGGTGTAAGTGGAGGCACAATTGTCAAGACAAACACAGAAGCACAACTAACAACTTTCGCTAACTGTACCCACGGTGGTTTCTATGGGAAGACCCCAACCACAGGTGGAGACGCAGTTCGAATTTACGACTATGGTGAGTACAGTGCAGCAGAATTAGCTGCATTAGGAACCAACTCTGGTTCTCACTACATACCATCAGCCGGAGCAGGTGGAGCAACTGGTGACTTGGCATTAGCCGATATAACAACCGCAATGGAGTTAATTAACTCAAAAGGTGGAACAGCAGATACCATTATGATATCTCCTTCCCACTATAAAACTCTATTGAACCTAGCAGACTTTACTGCACCTTTCACAGCAAGTACAACTAACGAAGCACATGCTACAAGCAAAGGTGGGTTGGATTATGTAAACAACGTTTCAAACAATGGACTTGTCGGACAACTCTATGGATTGAATGTTTTCATGAACCACTACATACCAAAGGACCGTTACGGTGTCTTTGATATGAGCATGAAGCCTGTCGGTTACGTCGAAAGACGTGGCTTAACCGTCGAAGAAGCAAACCCCGGATTCGGAATATCTGGTTCCTACATGACCATGAGATATGGTCTAAAGGTTATCAGACCTGAAGCTGGTGTTATTGTCATTGGCGAATAAAGCTAACTGTTCAGCATAGCTGGTTAAAATAAATGGTATGGGTGACACCATAAGTACAAGTCACCCAACCTTACATAGGAGATAAAATGGTAAAAAGAAAACCTTACGGTTTAGAAAATGAGAAACTTGCTGGTAATAAACCACGCACAGGCATGCCTTTGGCCTTAGACGACAGGCTAATCTCCAAACAATATATAGCGGAAAAAGCCGATGCAAAAGTAGATGATACGGCATTTGGCTCTTCTTGGGATTACGTTGAAGGTAGTAATGATAACAATAAAATAGCACCAAGTAAGAACGCAGTATATGATAAAATTAACTCTCTAGGTGTGGTTAGTGATGTATGGACCAAAGAGTCTAGTGCAGCTGATGCAAAAATAAGAGCTAATAAAACAGGTAATTATGGTATCGGTGATGGTAATAGTTTGAACTTTTCTACTATTGATGAAAAGCTCTATGTAGCAGGCAATATTAAAGCTACGGGTAACTTTATTATGGCTACTGAAGGGAGCACAATAGGGCCAAGCTCTGGTGAGCTCACATTACACAGCACAAATGGAGCCTTATTACCAACTAAGTTTATGATAGGTACAGGAACAGCAGGTGTTCCGTTAGAAATATCATTAGCTGGTACTACCGCTACCGCTGCCGACGGTACAGGTATAATACAAGCAGGACCTGATAGTGGTGCTAATCTAGGCATAGGCGCAGATAAGGTTCAAGCACGTTCCGGTGAGGCAGTTGCGGAATTAAAATTAAATACAACTGGTGGAGATGTTACACTAGGTGACAGTTCTTCAACAGTAACAGTTACAGGAGACTTAGTTGTTTCTGGAGCTGCTACGACATTAAACACTGCTACATTATCAGTAGAAGATAATGAAATTACATTAAATAAAAACGTTACTGGAACCCCTCCAGCTAACGCAGGATTAAGAGTTGAGAGAGGTGATGCTACAGATGCACAACTTATTTGGAATGAGACAGATGATAAATGGCAAGTACACAATGGAACTACCACTTATGATATAGCACATAGTTCTCACGCAGCTTTAACTTTAGGAACTAATACAGCAACCGCTTTAAGTTTAAGTGGACAAGAATTAAGTCTAGCTGATAAATTTGTACAAATAGCTGGAGACAGTATGACTGGTGCCTTAACTATAGGTAGTGCTGGTGACCAAACTAATAATAGTGGCGCAGGTACTACTAATTTAACAGTATTTGGTGGGCCTTCTACAGGTAACGCTGCTTTACAGGTTAACGGACATTTAAAAGCAGATACTAAGTCTTTCGATATACCACACCCTATAAAGAAAGGTAAAAGATTAGTACACGGAACATTAGAAGGACCTGAATTTGGTATGTACCAAAGAGGTACTTTAAAATCTAACTTAACTATGGAAGAGATACCATTACCAGCATATTGGGGTAAATTAGTATCAGATTATACAGTACAATTAACACCACACGGTAATTATAATGTGTGGTTAGTAGAAAAACATAGAAACATGTTTGAAATAAAAACGGATGCAGATGCACTAGATGGTGCATGGAAATGTGAATGGCTTGTAATTGGAAGACGAAATGATTATCCTTTGGAGGTTGAGCAATAATGCCAGAAAGTAGAGTAAGAATAGGATTTCCGGGAGGAAGTCAGAATAACGCAGTAATAAGATTTCAGAGAGACAGCGATGATGATGGAGACTTTGATGATATAGATATATTAGCATTTGCCTTGAACGCATCAGATGGTACGGTCACTGTTGACGGTACAGTTATAGATGGAGGAACCTTCGGGACATAATCATGGCAAATAGAATTTACCACAAGCGTAGTGCAAAAGGTACTGATGTACCTACAACCGGCGAATTAGAACTGGGAGAATTAGCAATTAACACGTATGATGGTAAATTATTCACTAAAAAGAATGACGGTAGTGTATCCATTGTAGAATTAGGAGCAAAAGGTGCTACAGGTACACAAGGAGACAAAGGTGCTCAAGGTGCTACAGGACCACAGGGAGATAAAGGCGATAAAGGCCAAAAAGGTGGAGTAGGACCAACTGGACCACAAGGAGATAAAGGTGGAAAGGGAGAAGTAGGACCACAAGGAACACAAGGTACTACAGGAGATAAAGGTGCACAAGGTGCACAAGGAGCAACTGGTGCTCAAGGAGATGCAGGACCACAAGGTTCACAAGGAGACAAAGGTACTTTAGGAACAAAAGGAGCACAAGGAGCTACAGGACCAGAAGGGCCAGACGGACCTACAGGACCTACAGGACCTACTGGAAGTACAGGACCTACAGGACCACAAGGTACACAAGGAGATAAAGGTCAAAAAGGAGAAGTAGGCGCTGCTGGTGACAAAGGTGCAACTGGTGCTGGTGGTTCAGACGGAGATAAAGGTCAAAAAGGTGAGATAGGAGTACAAGGGGATAAAGGTGCTACAGGAGCAACTGGACCTCAAGGTGATAAAGGAGCTACAGGAGCAACTGGACCTCAAGGACCACAAGGAGAAAAGGGAGCTACAGGAGCAACCGGACCTCAAGGACCTGCTGGAAGTGATGGTAGCGATGGTGATAAAGGAGCTACAGGAACAGCCGGACCAACCGGACCTCAAGGAGATAAAGGTCAAAAAGGAGAAATAGGTGCTACAGGACCTCAAGGACCACAAGGGGCACAAGGAGATGTAGGCCCTCAAGGAGTTAAAGGTGCAACTGGTGCACAAGGAACTCAAGGTACTACGGGAGATAAAGGAGCTACAGGTGCTCAAGGACCTCAAGGAGAAAAAGGTGCTCAAGGTGCTCAGGGAGCTACAGGTTCTCAAGGAGATAAAGGTGCGAAAGGTGATGTATCATTACCAGCTACTACTTTCCTTATGCATTTCGATGGTACAGACATTAGCACTGCACCATCAGAAAATGGAGAAGTTGTTTTCAACAACGCTACATTATCAAATGTTACCTCTATCATGATATTTGAAGATGATTATACAGGTAATGAATTAGACAATACTTTAACAGATATGTTAGAGACTGGTAATAGAATTAAATTTGAATTAAAAGGTAACAACCAAAACTGGGTAGTATTTGAAATGACAGGTAATGGTTCTGACTCAGGTGATTATAGAACCGTTGCAGTCTCACACGAGAGTGGGGCGACTGGTACAGCTACTTCTACTTTCCCAGACGAATCAGAAGTTTATATGTCACTTTCAATGAAAGGTGATACAGGACCACAGGGAAGTACAGGACCACAAGGACCTACAGGTCCAGCTGGTGCTAAAGG